TCTGAATTATTAGATGTTACTTCTTCTGGTGATTTTAATATAGAAGCTTATGTTGTTGATTCTAACAATAATATTACTAGTTCTTTGTATACTTCTTCTTTTAATGTTCCTTTACAAATTACAGATTTAATTATATCTCAACCTTCAGATTCTTTTGATGTTACTATACAAGCTCTTAATAATGTTTCTTCTGATGTTCAATTATGGTCTATAGAAACATTAGATGGTTTTGTTTCTACTACTGATGTTACAGGTACTAACATTACTATAACTTTTTCTTCTTCTGGTTCAACAACTTTTAAAGCAATTGCTAAATTAGACGCAAGTACATCTTCTGGTGATTATTATCAAGAATCTTTCATTGTATCCCAACCTCCTTCCTTGCAATCTAATGAGGGTAATGTTGACCTTGGTAGTGGATTTAGTATTGAAACTAATGACTCTGATTATTCTTCACTTCTTTCTTCTTCTGTTATTCCCACCCTTGATTTCTTATATGATTTAAATGGTTCTAAAACTTCAATTATGACTATAGAAGCTCAAGACGGTACTCCTATTGTTCCTGACGATTCTCAAGGTTCTACTCAAATATCTAATAATTGGATATTCTATTGGCCTTTATCTGATGTTTCTTCAGATAAACAACTTTATATTACTTATAAAAATATACCTCAAACTCTTATTATACCTGATACCAATCCTTTACAATTAGAACCTAAATCTTTTGTTTTTAGTTCTTTAAATATTGGCCCTCTATGGGCTATCGATACTACTAGATCTCTCATTGATATTTATTTCAGAGAATCTCAGCAATCTAATTATTTTCCTCAACTTATCATAGGTAATTCTTTATATTCTGAAGCAAGTTATTCATATTTCTCCGATTATACTACAGATGATGACGTTGATTCACGTAATATGGACGACGTTGATTTTTAATTAATTTATTTTATTTTATTTGTAAATGAGTGTTGTTTCAATTATTTCTTCTTCTCTTGGTTCTTCTAAATATGGAACAGGGTTTTATATTAAGAAAAATTTAATTTTAACTTGTCATCATCTTATTAAAAATTCATTACATGTTTTCATTTATTTTAATGATTCTTCTATTTTACGTAGATGTCTTATTTATAAAATTTTACCAGATTGCGACTTGGCATTATTATACGATTTTCAAGGTAATAATTCTTTTCTTGAACTTGCTTCTTCTTTCTCTAAAGATGAAAATATTTCTGTTATTGGTCGTAATAATTTTTATAATCAAATTTTAGAAATTAATGGTAATATTTTATATGAAAATTATGTTTTATACCCTAATAACTCATTTAAATATGGTTATATAGATAGTATCGCTACTGATGTACATATTTCTAAAGGGTTTTCAGGTGGTCCTATTTTACAAAATAATTATGTTATTGGTATAATTACTTGGTTTTCAAACGAAAATTCTTCCTTATATTTATCTGGTGGTCCTAATTCTTTAATTTTACATAATTTTATTCATAATTCTTTAGAATTTAATAAACCTTTTGATATTATAGGTTTGTCATTGCATGAATGTATAAATCATAATATTTATGAAAGTTATGGAGAAAAAATCATATCTAATGTTAAACATCCAGATTTTTTATTAAATGACATTATTATTAAAATAGATAATCAATTTGTTGGTTACGATAGAAAATCAAGCACTTCTTTTTTTTTAGAAAAATTGGAGCAAGATTCTTTTAAAGTTCTTATTATACGTAATCGTTCATATTTAACATTATTAATAAATAATCCGTGGAAAATAATTATTTAAAACAATTTAAAGATTTTTTATTTTATTATAATTAAATGAGTGAAAACGCGCGTCAATTCATTAAACCTCCTGATTTTTCAAATGATAAAGAATCTAGTGATGACGATGACGATATTAACGATGATTCAAAATCGGTTGGATCTACAGTTGAAGAAGGTGATGTTAATGAATCTTTTAAGAAAAATATGGCTGAATATGTTTCTCTTGAAAATTCCATTAAAGAACTTAAATCTGAAATAACCCAACGTTCTAAACGTTTGAAACAATTACAACCTCTTATTATAACTTTCATGAAAAAATCTAAAGTCGAGCATTGTAAGCTTAGTAATAATAATGGTATTGTTGAAATGAAACAAAGAAAATCTTCTTCTTCTCTTAATAGAAATTCTATTCAATCTCTTCTAACTGAATTCTTAAAAGATGCCGATTTAGCTAAAAAAGCTACAGATTTTATTTATGAAAATAAACAAGTTAAATACGTTTCATATCTTAAAAGATCTTATGATTAATAATTTAAAGAATGAAATCTGAAGACCCTAATGAACCCCTAAACCCTAATTTAAAATGTCAAAAATGTCGTTATTTGGTTCTTTCTTCTGGTGGTATTAAAAGTTTTTGTTTTCTTAATAAATTAAAATCAATGGAAGATAATGGTTGTCTTTCAGATTTACATGCAATTTCCGGTTCCAGTGCAGGTTCTGCTATAGGTTTTCTTTTATGTATTCATCCTGTTTCTTTTATTTTTAATGAATTAAAACAATCAGACATATTACCTTTGTTTCGAAAAGAACATGTTAAATTATCTAGTCTTTTTTCTCATTACGGTCTTAATAATTGTAACCATATAGAATCTACTCTTCGTAATGTTCTTTTTAAATGGAAATCTATTCATAATATTTCTTTTAAAGATTTTTTTGAACTAACTAATATTCATTTTTTTGTTAACGCTTCTAATATGAATACTCAAAAAACAGAATATTTTTCTCATTTTACTACACCTGATACAGACGTTGTTACAGCTTTACTTATGTCTATGTGTATCCCTTTCTATTTTACACCTATTAAACATAATGACTTTTTTTATAATGATGGTGCTATTTTAGATACAGCTCCTATTTCCCCTTTTTTTACTTTTTTTAAAATAAAAAATAAAAAAGAAATTTTTGTTTTTTTGAACTCTGAAGATACATTATCGTCTAATGTTACAAATATTTTTGATTATATTTTCTTTTTTATTAATTCTTTACGTTTATTTCTTCAAAATAGAAATAATTTATTGTGTATGAAAAATGATATTAATATTATTACAATTCAAAATTGTCATGTACCTATGCTTTCTCATTCTTTTACTAAAGATGAATATATTGATTTGTTAGATAACCCATTACCAATTTCTGATTAAAATTCGTAATAATTTACATTTTCACATTTACATTGTTCTGTATTACATTCATATTTTTCTATATATGGTTTTGAGTAGTTAAGTGATTTATTTTGTTTAAAAACTTTGGTTTTATGTTCTTCTATTATATTTATCATTTTTTCTTTGTTTCCATATCCTATATAAACACCAACATGTTTTTGTGTGTTTTTACATAACGTATTAATGACTATTTTACTACATTCTTTATACGATATGTTTTTACACAAACTAAGAATCATTCCACTAGTTTCCATTAATGCAGCCATTCTGTTTTAATTAATAAATTCTTTTTTATTTCAAAACAATGGCGTTGTCACGTTCAAACTTTCACTAAGAAGTAACGCAACAATTCCAATCATCGCAAGTCGTCCATTTACACTTTCACTTTTTTCGTTAAAGCTTTTAATCTTCGATTCTCCATCGTTTTTTGGATCAAATGCCGTTCCATATAATACTAAACCAATTACAGAACATGTAATACCGATATTTTCCATAAATTGTGTATTTAGCGATTTTCCATTTACAATCTCTTCAATTACAGCAGATGTAAATCCTATCATCGCAGCTCTTCCATTCACTTTTTCGGCTTTCATCAAATAATTCTTTACTTTTGTATTCACTTTAATTGGAAATAATGTTTTCCTGTTATTTGCTGGTTTTACTTGTGTTGGTTTTCTTGTGTTGTTTGACTCTTTTTTTGTTGGCGTCACTTTTTTGGTTGTTCCTCCTTGAAGACAAATTACAGTTCTCATTTTAGTCTTTATATATTTTTATTTCTTTAAGCCGTTTAAGGTTTTTTTACTTATTTTTATTATGAATGAAACTCATGAACAATTAAATATTTACAGTAATGTAGCGTTGTCACAAAACATTTCTTCTAATTATATTTTCATTCAAGCATTTGCTGGTTCCGGTAAAACTACTACGATTTTAAATTGTATTAAAAGCAAAAACATGTGTAGTAAAAAAATTTTATATCTTTCTTTCAATCAACAAAATTTACAGGGTTTTCAAAACGACGACGGTAATTGCACTTTTAGTACTATTCATGCTATTGCTTATAATAAATTGTTTTCTGATAAAGACGTTCAAGTTTCTAATTTAACTATTTCTTTTATTCAAAATTTATATAATGTTGAACATATTTATGCTAATACTATTTTAAATGCTTATAACTTTTTCTTAGCTTCTACTAGCAATAAACCTAAACTTAAACATATTATACAAACAGATTCTAATGGTCTTCGTAATCTTAAAGATGTTCTTTTTTATGTTAATGACCTTTGGCTTAAAATGAACGATGATTCTATACCTATTTGTCATGATTTTTATTTGAAAAAGTTTATGTACCTTAATGTTTCTCTTGATTTCGATTACATTTTTATCGATGAATGTCAAGATATTACTCCTTGTATTATGAAAATCCTTTATAAACAAAATTCTAAAAAAATTTTTGTTGGTGATATCTTTCAACAAATTTATACTTTTCGTAACGTTTTAAATCCCTTTATTTTAGATTTAGAACGTGAAATTCATTTACCTTTGTCTAAATCTTTCAGATTTGGTCCCGATATTGCTAATCTTTGTAATCTTTTTTTGACTACTTTTTCCCCTAAATTATTTTTAAATCATAAAATATTTCCTAATGATGATATAATTTCAAATATTTTTCATTATAATCATACATTTAAGGAACCTTATACTTTTATTGCTCGTACTAATAAAGAATTAATTTTAAAAGCTTTCGAACTATCTAATCAAAAGAAAACTTTTACTTTTATTGGTAAAACTTACGATTTTGATAAAGAAATAAAAATCTTTGATGAAATTAAAAGAAAGAATTTTAATAGTATCAAAAAATATAAAGACGTTATTAATATAAGTCACGCTAAAGACTTTTTTAAAGAAATTCAAAATTATAAATGGATTTCTAGATTGGAATTAATTGAAGAATTTGAAATTAATATTTGGATTCATATTAAAGAGTTTTTTTCTAATATTTCTCCTTTTGTTAATCTTATTACAGCTCACCAATCTAAAGGGTTGGAATTTGATAACGTTATGTTAGCTAACGATTTTAAAAATCTTGTTGCTTTGAATACACTTACCTTCAATAATTATTACAAAAATGATGAATATAATTTAATTTATGTTAGTATTACAAGAACTAAAAAAAATCTTATTTTAAATAAATCTCTTACTAATTTCCTTGTTGTTTATAATAATTTTAATATTTCTAATTTAAATGACCTTGATTTACATTCTACTTGCAATTTTTGCGGTTCAAATACTCTTAACTTTATTAAACAATCTATTTATGGTTGTCCAGATTTTGTTAAACCTAATTTGTATTTAAAATTTAATTCTTGTTTAGATTGTGTTAATATTTACTCTAACATGTTCATCAATAACTTCAAGTTTCACAGGTAATTTCCATTCATATGTGTTGCATGTTGAATAATATAACATTCCATTTTTTCTATATTTAAATATCATACCATGATTCTCATTAAAACACCATATCCCTTTGTTTTCCGGTATATATTCA